ACGCTTGCGACAGTCAACCAATTTATCAACACGTCGACCGGATTTCCGTATGCAAATTTTACAGGCAATGGCGTCAACACATATGCTTCAGGTCGCGATACAAACGCTTTGAGAGCGATTACATCTTGGGACGGTGCAACTTTTACACTCACTATTCAATATGACTGTAAAGGCGGCGGGACAGGTTGGGGCACGACATTTTTTTCATCGGCGCTTCCGGTTACATGGCAGAACGGGCCCTACTGATGCAATTCACTTGGTCGTATCCGCAATTCATCGTGAAGCCGCAAGAAGGCGATTTGCAAAATGTCGTTGTCGGCATCAATTGGGTATGCACCGGCACCGATGGCGCAAACACATCATCTGCATCCGGTTCGGTGAAATTGGGCGACCCTAATCCTGCCGAATTTATCCCGTATCAAGACATCACGCAGGAGATGGCGGCGAGCTGGGTGGCAGATCAAATCAGTGTTTCCGGCGTCGAGGCACAAATTGCGGCACAAATTGCTGCCTTGTCCCCAGCGCCAATTCAACCGCAAAATCCACCGTTCTGGGTAGGTGACTAATGGACCCGTTTACCGTATTGGCTGGTGCCACTGCTATCTATAACGGGTTGAAGTCTGCCGTCAGCGCGGGCGAAGACGTCGTCGACACCGCGCATCGAGTTGGCCACTTGATGTCTGAGGTCGCCAAGGTCGTTCAACTTGTGTCGATGCCGCGCAAGAAGAAGGTATTCCAGTCGCAGGCTGAGTTTGAAGCGCAGGCGATGAAGCTCTATGCCGCCAAAGACAAGGCCAACCAGATGGCGGCAGAGGCGAAGAATATGTTCGTTGCCATACATGGCCTAGCGGCATGGGACAATGTCCAGCGCAAGGTCATTGAGTTGCGGAAAGAAGCCGCGAGACAGGCTAAGGAAGAGTATGAACAGGCGATGGAAACCCGCCGCGACATGATTATGGTTTCAAGCATTGTGGGCGGCCTTTTGGTTGTTATGGGCGGCCTTGGTATCTGGTTGTCATTAACGCACTAATAGGGGATCAAAATGGACCTTTTGAAATCATTCGGCCCACTTATTGGGTCAATTGCACCAACAATTGCGACCGCGCTTGGCGGCCCTGTCGCTGGCATGGCTGTCAAAGCTATCTCGGGCGCTTTGTTCGGCCACGAGAACGCTTCCGAAGACGACATTATGGCCGCTCTTGCCAATCCTAACGGCGATCAGCTTGCCGCTCTCAAAAAGATCGACGCTGACTTTAAGGTTCAGATGAAGTCGCTCGACATCGATCTCGAGCGCATCTCTGAGGCTGATCGCGATTCGGCCCGCAACATGGAAATCCAGACACGCGACTGGATCCCCCGCGTTCTTGCGGTTGGCGTCACGCTCGGGTTTTTCGGCATTGTTGCGTACATCTTGCACTATGGTTTGCCACCGACCGGCGGCGAAGCGCTTCTGATGCTGATCGGGACGCTCGGCACGGCATGGACAAGCGTGATGGGGTTCTATTTTGGCTCTTCAGCTGGCTCTAAGCAGAAAACGGACGCTTTGACGGCGGCGCTGGGGAGCAACAAATGAAGGGAAATTTTGAACAGTGCCTTGCTTTTGTTCTAAAATCAGAAGGCGGCTTCGTAAATAATCCAAAAGATCCGGGCGGCATGACCAATCTTGGCGTGACCAAGAAAACTTGGGAATCGTGGGTGGGCCATGAAGTTGACGAAGAAGCCATGCAGAACCTTGGTCCCGAAGACGTGGCTCCGCTTTACAAGGAAAAATATTGGGACGCCATTGGTGGCGACAACCTTCCTGCTGGGGTGGACTATTCTGTCTTTGATTGTGCTGTCAATTCTGGACCTCAAAGAGCTATCAAGCTTTTGCAAAAAACGCTTGACCTGAACGAAGATGGAATTTTGGGCCCGATGACGCTCAAGTCGGTACAGGAGGCAAACCCCAGAACCTTGGCAACTACATATTGTGAAGACCGCCTGACATTTTTGCAAAGCCTCCCAACCTATAGTATATTTGGCGCGGGGTGGTCTCGTCGCGTCCTCGATGTCGAGGAAAACGCGTTCAAAATGGTAGGGTAACCATGTCACTGACTTATTCCACCTACGTCCAGCAGATCGCCACGATGGCCGTGGTGCCGGTCACCGATCCCAATTTCACGATCATTATTCCGTCGATGATCGACTATGCCGAGCTGCGGATGCAGAGGGATTTGGACTTTCTGTCCACCCAAACCCAGAACACGTCATACTCATTCACAAGCGGCAACAATACGCTTGTCATCCCGACATCTACTTATGTCACGTTACAGACGATCGAAGCGTTGGATCAATCTGGCAGCAATTATCCCCTCCTGCCCGCGTCAAAAGAATTTATCCAAAACGTCTATGGCGGCAATTCGACGACCGGCATTCCGCAATATTTCGCTGTCTATGGCGGCGACGCTGCGACGGCTGGCTACACTTCGCAGAACATTATTGTCGGCCCGACGCCAAACCTTGCTTATACGGTTCGACTGACCGGCACGATCCGGTCTCAACCTTTGTCGGCCACAAACACATCGACCTATATTTCGACTTACTTGCCAGATCTCTTTATCATGGCATCAATGATTTACGTTTCCGCATACCAGCGCAATTTTGGTCGCATTAATGACGACCCTCAAATGGCGCAAACGTATGAAAGCCAATATGAATCGCTCCTGAAGAGCGCGATGGTTGAAGAAAACCGCAAGAAGTTTGAGTCTGCGGCATGGACCTCGTATTCACCCGCGCCATTTGGCGCGCCGACGAGGTAACCCATGGCGCACAGCACGATCAAGCTTGTTCCGGGCGTCGAGACAAACAACACACCGGCGTTAAACCAAGCGGCATATTCAAGTTCGCAATTGATTCGCTTCTTGCCGGAGCGAAATGGTCTCGGTCTTGCTCAAAAACTTGGCGGTTGGGTCGCCTATTATACGTCGGCTTTGGCATCAAAAATTCGCGCCCTTAAAGGTTGGGCAGATTTAAATGCAATCAACCATCTCGGGATTGGCGCAGAATCTTCTTTGAACGTCCTTACAAGCGGAAATTTGATTGATATCACGCCGCAAATTACAACGACAAATTCAACTGCGCTTTTTTCAACGACGGCAGGATCAAATGTCGTCGATGTGACAGATTATGGTGTTGTTGCTTCGACGCTTGATCAAGTCAATTATGTTACCCCCGTTTCAGTCGGTGGCATCATTTTGAATGGTCCTTATCCGCTTTACACGGCCTCTGTCGCTGTTACGGCCACGACAAGCGCAGCAAGCGGCACGGGAACAACTGCAACTGTCACGTTCCCGACGCAATCTGTCGCGCCTCCTGTTGGTTCGATTGTTTCTATAGCCGGCGTTACGCCAACTGCTTACAACGGCTTTTGGACTGTCACGGCTTCAACGACAAGCTCTGTTTCATTTAAGAGCACTGCGACCGGTTCGCAAACTGTTGCCGGTCAAATCCAATACGGCACAAATTACTCAATTCTTGCGTCATCTTTTGCAGCGTCGACCGTTTCAAATGGTGGCGCGTCATATTACTTCACGACGCTTAATGGCTCATCAATTGTGACTTGCACTTTTGCAGCTCATGGTTATTCGCCGGGGACACAATTTTATGTTGGCGTTTCGACGCCGGTCGGCGGCGTTACTTTGTTTGGTCTGTATGTTGTTTTGACGACGCCAACAACTGACACATTTACATTTTCTGCTCAAAATATTGCAACGAGCACTGCGAGCGTTTATATCAATAGCAATAAAATTCAATCGACGTTCTACATCGCCCAAGGGCCTCAACCGACAAGCACGGGCTTCGGTGTGGGTCCGTTTGGCGCGGGCGGCTTCGGCGTTGGAACAACTCAGCCGTCTGTTCCCGGAACACCTATTACGACCACAGATTGGACGCTCGATAACTTTGGCCAAGATCTCATCGCTTGCCCCGCAGGTGGCGCGATTTATTATTGGCAACCAAACAGCCAATTGCAGAATGCGCAGATCGTCGGCGGCAACGGCCCGCTTGTAAACAGTGGCATATTTGTGGCCATGCCTGAGCGCCAGATCGTGGCTTATGGTTCATCGTTTACGCTTTCGCCGGACCCTCTTCTTGTCCGCTGGTGCGATATCAGTGACTTTACAAATTGGGTTGCCACAGCGACAAACCAAGCCGGTTCATATCGCATTCCAACAGGGTCTCAAATTGTCGCTGGCGTTCAGGCATCTCAACAGGGGTTGCTTTGGACCGACCTTGATATGTGGGCGATGCAATATGTCGGCCCACCTTTCGTATACGGTTTCAACAAAGTCGCATCCAACTGCGGCGCGATTTCAAGACATTGCGTCGGCCAATTAAACGGCGTCGTTTATTGGATGTCGCAAAAGCAATTTTTCATGTCCGGCGGCACCGGTGCACAATCTATTCCGTGCCCGATCTGGGACGTCATCTTCCAAAATATCAACACGTCATACTTGTCAAAAGTATGTTGCGCCGTAAACTCTCAATTCAATGAAGTAACTTGGTATTACCCTTCTGCCTTATCGACGGAAAATGACTCGTATGTCAAATACAACACTGTCCTTCAACAGTGGGACTTTGGTTCTCTTGGCCGCACTGCTTGGATTGATCAATCTGTGTTGGGGCCTCCCATTGGTTCTGGGTCTGATAATTATCTTTATCAGCACGAAATAGGAAACGACGCCGCGAACGGAACGCAAACGACAGCAATGCTGTCATCGTTCACAACGGGTTATTTCCAATTAAATGAAGCGGACAATTTGGTCTTTGTTGATCAAATTTGGCCGGACATGAAATGGGGAACTTACAGCGGAAATCAAAACGCCACTGTTTACCTCACCATCTATTACACAAATTATGCGACAGACACGGCGGTTTCGCCATCGACAAGTTATTATTCTGGGTCGCCGAGCGGAACAGTCAGTTCTGCAACATTCCCAATGACGCAATCGACGGAATACATTTCGTGTCGCATTAGAGCGCGTTTCATGGCGTTCTCGCTGTCATCTCAAGATGTCGGCACGTTTTGGCGTTTGGGCGGCATTAAATACCGATACCAAGTCGATGGGAGGTTCTAATGGCGACCCTTGATGACATTCTCACAACCCAAAAGAACGGCGTTCAAGGCATAAATGGCGTCAATACAACGACCCAAAACATTGCCGGTAAAGTCAACAGTTACGAAATATCGACGGAAACATACCTTCCTACGGTCGCAAATTGGTGCGCAAAAGTCAGCGTGATTGTTGCCGGTTCGGCGTCAGGCATGATTTACGATGCCAGTTCAGTGGCTTCGGCTGGAACGGGCAACCGTCTCGCTGTCATCCCAAATACCGTCGGTATTTACACCATCAATATGCCTGTCAATAAAGGCATCGTCGTCGCGCCGGGATCCGGCATGATTGTCGCCGTTTCTTACAGCTGAGGTTCGTCATGCCATTGCAGAAAGGTACATCACAGAAGACCATCAGTGCAAATATTCGCGAAATGGTACAATCTGGACACCCCCAAAACCAAGCCATCGCGGCTGCACTGAACACGGCTCGCCACACAAAAGCCGAAGGCGGCACATTTACAACGACGACGACGGGTCCGGGCGGCTTTATGGGCAACCCTCTTCATGAAAAAATTCAACCGGTGAACGATGTTGTAGTCAAACATCCTCACAAAATGCATACGGGGCCCATCCACAGCCCAGTCGCTGGCCGCACTGACCATTTGCCAATGAATGTCCCGTCTGGCTCATACGTCATCCCAGCCGATATCATCTCGGCGATGGGGGAAGGCAACACAATGGCTGGTTTCAAAATTGCCCGCCGTATGTTCTCATCTCATCCGTATTGGCAAGAATCAAAGCAACCCTATCAATCCGGCGCAATGCCTTACGGCGGCGGCAGTGCCCCATACGGCGCTCATATGGCCGAAGGCGGAACAGCGCCCGTCGAGATTGTCGCGGCTGGCGGAGAATACGTCATTCATCCCAAAGATGTCACCGCATTGGGTGGCGGCGATATTGACCATGGACATGCCATTCTCGATAACTTTGTTACGGGGTATCGCAAAAAAACCATCGACACGTTGAAAAAATTACCGGGGCCAAAAAGGGACTGATATGGCTGAAGAACCAAAAGTAAGATTGGGGACACCCGCAGACGAGGCCGCCATGCTAGAGCTGGCGCTTCGCGCGTGGGAGGAAAACGGGATCAAAAACGTTAACCCAACCAAAATGCTCGGCATGATCAAGCCCGCTTTGTATCTTTGGCAGGGGCTTGTTGGCATTATTGGCAAGCCGGGAGAAAGGATTGAAGGGGCGGTCCTTTTACGTTTGTCACAGATGTGGTATTCAGACGATTGGATGCTCGAGGAAAAGGCTATTTTTGTCAATCCTGAGTTTCGAAAGAGCCAAGGGGGCAGGCGCTCTTCGACAAAATTGCATGCGAGTACGCTATGCGATTTTTCAAAACGGGTTGCCGACGAGTTGAATATACCTCTGATTATTGGCGTCCTGTCCAATCAAAGGACAGAATCAAAGATCAGACTTTATGAGCGTTCCTTCGGCCCTCCAGCCGGAGCCTTTTTCTTATACAATGTCCGCACCGGACACGAAGAGCATATGACGGAGCACTAAGATGGGTGGCAAGACTGGGACGACGACATCTAGTGTGCAAATTCCGCCCGAGGTATTGGCGCGATATAATTCCGTCAACGCCCAAGCGCAGCAAACAGCGCAAACGCCGTTCCAGCAATACAGCACCGATCCGAATGCTTTTGTCGCGCCCTTAAACCAAGAGCAAAACACGGCTATCGGCAACATCAATCAGTATGCCAACTCTGCTCAGTCTGGGTATCAGGCTGGCTACGGTGCTACCGATGCCGCTATGCAACAATTGCAGGCAGGACAAGTTGTTGCTCAACCCTATTTCCAAACGGCTCAGGACCTCGCCGGAAGTTCAATGCCAGCCTATCAACAAGCCGCAGGATTGGCTGGGGCAGCAATGTCTCCGCTCATGGAATCAACTTATGCGGCACAACCTTCCTATCAAGCCGCACAAGCTGGCACAATGGGTGCTACAGCCGGAACGGGCAATGTCATTGGTCAGTTGGGCAATATCTCTCAGGGTTATAACGCGCCAAATTATGCAGCGGGCGTTCAAGGATACATGAACCCCTACCTACAAAATGCAATGGGCGCGACTGCCGCGCAAATGCAGAACGTCAATCAGCAACAACAACAGCAATTGACGGGAAACGCAATCCAACAAGG